GTGCCCAGTGGCGGGTTAAGTTCGGCCATGTTTTTTGCTCCAAAAAGAGGCTTCGCCCAAACGAGGGTTTGAGCGAAAGAAAAGTTGAAAGGGATTTTTTTGGTATTAAGCAGCGTCGCCGGGGTATGTGGCGTCGTCGTACTGGTAGAACGATTCGAGGTATTCTTTTGCGGTGACCTGGCAGGTTCCGTCAGACTGCGGGGCGATCTCCTCTACAATGGCGTCGTAGACGTGGCGCGTTGAGCCGCAGAACACCAGGCGGATCGGCTCGATGGTTGCCGACGACAGGTCAACCCGCATGGGATCATCAAACTCGCTCAGGTGCGGGACTGACAGCTGAAAATCACCCACCCGGCTCGCCACCATCAGCCCGGATGCAGAGCCATCCTGATAGCGGATTAGCGCGCGGGGATTTTCGAAAGACCAGTCCAGCGGCTCCGTAACGGTGAACGTTGTCACGCCACCAGCCGTTGTCATCGCCTCCACCAGACAGGAAATTGTGTTGTTACCCGGAATATCATCCGTGAGCACAATGCGATCGCCCGTGTTGTAGCACAGCGCGTCCAGCTCGGTAGTGGTCTGGAACGTCACCCGCTGCTGCAGGTATTTCATCAGGCGACGCATGCCGATCTGGTAGGCGTGATCCTGATTCAGTACCCCATCGAGTTTGTAGTTCTCGATTTTCACCGGCGTGGGATTATCAGGCGTCCGGCATTTAACGGTCTCCTCCGCCCAGGTAGTCCCGTTGATGTATGTCACGTCGACGCCATCAAAATCATCGTCGGACGGTACGGTAAATCCGCTCTGCAGCTCCTCCACCATCTCATGCGGAGTGATCACGCCAGTCCAGGGCTTAATCCCCTCACGGTTGACCGTCGCCAGGCCATCACTCAGCAGAAAACGTGACTTCCCGGCATTGGCTATCTTCTGCAGCATTTCCAGCGCTGAGATACTGTCGCCCGTGGCGAAATCAAAATTTTCGCCCCGTGGCGTCCAGTACGCGGATTCCAGCGCGTTGATGGTGTCGACGTCCATCTCCAGCCCCAGCGAGTTCCCGACATGCAGCAGCGCCCCCGAAATGGTTCTGGCGGTTCCTGAGTCGTAGGCCCGCGTGGCCACAACGTTTACGCGGCGGTCCGACTGCGCCGCCAGCTTCCCACCCGTCTCAACGGTCACCGCCATCAGCGACACGCCGGGATAGGATGAAGGGCGCGTCAGCAGTCGCCCGCGCAGTGCCTGCCAGTACATCGAATCCCTGGCGTTGTTTGAGCCCTGCTCATTGCGCCGACGGCAGCGAACCTCTACCAGTCCCGGAGAACTGAGGGTGATCCGCTCAGTGAAACCTAACCCGTTGACGTTTTTCAGCGCATACTCGCCCTGGTGACTCACCCACCCCGATCCGGAACCGTAGACGCGATACTGTATCTCCCACTCAACGTGGCGGATCCGTTTTTTGCCCTTACTGTCAAAGCCGCAAATACCGTTCGGGAAAGAGAAATTCACCTCGAACATATCGACGGTCTCATTTTCAGGGCAAACCAGGAACGGCCCCAGCCAGCTCAGCGTGTCGTTAAGACCAGTGGCCTCATAGTCGATCATCGTCCGGGCGGTGAATCCCGGCCATGACTCATCAACGGCACCGTTAACCAGGCGCGCCACCGTCGCCGTTGTGCCGTCGGTCGAGACAATGCGGTACTCATTCCCGCGGTGAGCAAGTGAAAGCCGTTGCACCCCCTCCGGCATGCCGGAAAAGGCCGTTCCCGTGGCGCTGTTATAGGCAAGCGTCACATTCGCCGTTACCGCCGGGCTGCCGCCGGTTGATGCCGTGCCGGAGGTGTAAACCGGGGCATCACCGAAAACAGCTGCAGGCAGCGAAGAGGACGTGATCTCCCCACCCGCGAACGGACTGGCCGACTCGGTTATCAGTACGGTGCCGCCGTTGTCCTGCGCAACCAGGCCGGCGCCAGTGAGTCCCTCGGTGATGGCCGCCAGCAGTCCCGACATCGAGACGTAGTTAGCCACCAGCGACACCGGGTAGGTAACTCCCTGCCAGGTGATCGTGAACGTGCTGGAGCTGGTCGAAAAATCGTAGGTGGTCGGGGCCGCACTGGCCTGGACTTTTGCCACACTCCCCCCGGTGCCGGGCACTGCAGCCTGACCGGGGGTATATGACGCGATAAACAGATCGTAATCGACAGAGTTAAACCCCAGCGTCACCGGCATTCCAACCACCGGCGCGATCTCCGTCAGCAGCGGGCTTGCGATAACGCTGTATCCGGCCGCCGTGGTGATCTGGTAGTTCGCCTGGGCTTTCAGTTCGACCACGGCGCCAGCGACCCAGCTGGGCGGCAGTGAGTTATCGTTCTCGTCATTATCGTCATCATCATCCGTATCCAGCCCGGTAAACGTTACGCTCGAACCGGATACGGTCATGCTGTCTGCGATAATATCGTCGGCATCCGGCGACGTCTGGGCCATATCCAGCCCGGTACCGGATGATGTCCCTCCGACCTCAGTACTATTGACCCAGTTTTCACTGCGCTCATCGCCGGAAACGTCCGCGCCTGGTGGAAAATAGGTGATGTTGAAACCCGGCAGCGTTGAAGCTGGCGTACTGCCTACCCTGATATCGCCAGTGGTATAAATCAGTTCACCGACACCGAGACACAGCAGCATCTGGACGCGCATTTTCGTAGGATCGGCGGCATCGAACCGGGTAACGGGCTGGACCACATAATCCGGGTAGATACGCACCCGGCCAAACACCTCACGAATGGCATCACCGAGTTTTGCGGTGTTGGCCCGCGCCGGGTTCAGGTCGAGACTCCGCCCTGTGGATGAGGTATAGCCGCCCGTATCGATGCGGCTCATCAAAACAAGCGAATAGGCTGCAGCGGCAACGGAGATACCGACGCCGATCCACGCGATTGTGGCGGCCTCCAGCCCGAAGGGGACCGGATAAAGCCGTACATCACTATCAGGGCGGATCACACAGGTAGCCCACTCGCCTGGCGGAATTGACTGACCCTCAACCTCAACGGTCAGCGGTGGGACATCCCGATCGGTATAGTTTTCAACATTTTCCACCAGCCAGGTGCGGATACTGGTTACACCATGCTCATGCGTTTCGAGTGGTTCACCGGGAAGCCGGGACGGGTAGAAACGAATGGTCATCGCCAGAACTCCACTTTGACAAATCGCCGCTTAAACCGCGGCAACGGCAGAAAGGTGACGTTCGTTCCCGGGTTGCATTCCGCCACATGCAGCAGGCCACCGATACTGACGACAATCCCCACATGGGTGACGGTCGACCCGGAATAACAGGCCACCCCGGCCCCTTCGCAGGGTTCGCAGCGCTCAAGGGTAAGCATCATCCGGCGCGCTTCCCGGTCGAGTCCGCCGTCGTCTTTGGTGACCCCGGCAAAATCAGGCCAGAGAGGCATGCACAAATCGCGGCGTATCTCGTTCACAATGCCGAAGCAGTCGAGCTGCGGATATACGCGCCCGCCCTTCAGCCAGGTGACTGAACGGTATTTATCAGGAATAAACATGATGGATTCCTTAGCTGATATAACGCAGTCCGGGGAAGACAGGGAGCGTGTAGCGGTAACGTGGCCAGGCGGTATCGAGGATATTCATGTAGCCCGCAGTGATCTGCACCTCTGTCGCCGTCCAGTAACCAGACTTGATTTTCAGCGTATAAGGCACTGCCGCAGGCACTGCTAAATCCGTGGAGATATAGCTCCGGTATGTCAGCGATGCAGGCAATCTGTTAGCCAGGGCATTGCGGATCGCCGTTGACACAACACCATCGATATTGCACAGGGCAAATTTCAAATCTTGCGTGCCGTCCGCATTACGCGCCGGCAGCGCAATGTCTATCGCACAGGCGGTAAACGTTACGGTATCGCCGTTCTCCGTCGTTGCCGTAATATCCTCGTAGCCCTGACACAGGTAGTGAATATCTGAGCCAACGGTGATCTGCAGCGTTTCAATGATCACCTCCGGGCCGCTGCTGGCGTAGAGGCGTTTAATCTGCGTCATGATTCGGCCACTCCTTATTCAGGGCGATATCAAGCAACGAACTTCCGACTATCCATTCCGGGTAATGCCCCCATCCAGACGGCGGCAATGGGCGCTCCCAGAGTTCTACTGGCGCGGTATATCTCCAGTAAAGTCCGCCTTCTGGCGTGGGGCCTTTATAAATATCCGTGAAACGACACACGTAATTTTTCAGCCCTACAGGCGTTAATAACGGTATGTTGAACCACGCCGCCCCATCTGATAACTCATCCCGAAACCACGCCTCAAAAGCCTGCGCCTGGGCATCAGAAAAAATCCAGGCCAGATCTGTTTGGGTTGGTGTCGAGGTGTAGGCACGCCGCTGCCGTGCCCGGCCAGTTACCATCTGAGTCCGTTTCAGAGGAGATACAGGAGTTAAACCAAAACTCTCTTTAAGCGGACCAGGCAGGTAAGCGGAGGGGTAATAAAGCGTTGTGGTGATAGCCATCAGCTAATTTTCCTCCCCGAGGTAGTTTTCCCCATCAAGGCCTTATGCAAATCACCCTGACCGCTTGCGACTGAATTAACCGCCTTCCGGTATCCCCTTTCTGCCCCCTCATCTGCAGCTTTACGGACCAGCGCCAACGTTGCATCGGAAGGGTTACCATTGATGGGGATATTGATTGTGGGCGAATAAATCGCGCCGCCACCTGTTGACTGGTTTGCAACTCGATCCAGAGTGGCATCCAGTTTTGCGCTGGTTTTAGCTGTCGTAACGCGCTCACCTTTCTGCAGGAGCCAGGTTCCTGTTTCGGGCACAGAGTCGATACCGTCGTGAGCCTGTCCATGAAGCGCCGATCCGATAGCAGTCATGAACACGCCAGCAGCAGCTGCCGCAGCTATTGCTTGGGTTGACGCCACCACGGGACCTACATAGGGAACACCAATCCAGGCAGTGAAGGCACTCAACGCTGCCATTGCTACCTGAGCAGCCGCATATTGCAGTAATGCAGCCCCAACAGATTGAATGAATGTCGCCGCAAAGTCCTGAGCGTTTAATTTACCGGTTTCCGCCCAGTTAATTACCATATCAGTTAAACTACTAAACGTTTGTGTACCTACTTGCTGCATATTTGCATATAGGTTTGAATATGCAGCAGCTTGATCTGATATTCCAGAAACGAAACCTGCGACACCATCGTTTTGTAACTCTTCTAACTTCTTATAGTGTTCCTCTTGAATTCTTAGCCTTTCATTCAGCGAGTTTTGAAGCGCTTCTTTCTTTTTATCGTATAGACTTTTTTCAATATCTCCAGACTGAAATTGATTTAAAAGCTCTTCCTGTCGAGAAGCAAAATCTTGCTGAATATCATTATTATCCTGCATGCGTGAACGTTCACGACTACCAGAATAACGGCCAACTATTTGGTTTTCAAACCCTTGGCGGACTAATTTATTCTGTCTTTCGAGATCTGAAACATATTCAGCTACTTTCGCATTTTCCTGATTAAGCCGTAACTCTTCCTTCTTGGAATCAAGGATTTTAGCCGCAGTTCGAAGTTGTTCCTTCTGCCCTTCAGATAATTTTTTCAGGTTTCCGCTGGTTATATCAAAATTAATCTTCTCCAGCTCGGTTACTTCTGCAGTTTTTTTACCGGTTGTTTCAATGAGGGCGGCCTGCTTCTGTAAATCAAGAAGCCTACTTTTGAAAGCGTTGTCAGTCGGATTGCTTTTTGGTTTTATTTTGGGCTGATTCTGGTTAGACTCCCCTTTTCCCAACGAAAAATCATTATCCTTAGCCGTATCAATGCCAAGATCAGAAAGAAGAGATGTGAGTCCTTTCGCTCCTCTATCTACCTGCTCCGGGGTCATTCTTGACTTTATCGCGCGAAGAAATTGAAGACGTTTAGTTAAAAAGTCTAATTCGTCTTTTTGTTCCTTACTTTGATTCCCTCGTTTATTAAGGAATTCAATGCGCTGTGAAATATCACTTTCATCAGCAGCATTATAATTACCTGATACAGCACCTATACGAGAGCGGGTATAAGTAGCAATGGCCCCCAAGCCACCAGCAATACGCCCCACAACCCCGGCAAGGCTTATGGCTTCACCAACCAAGTCTGATAGCCCCTGAAGAACAGCAGGATCGGTGAAGACGTCACGAATGTCATCAAGCCCATCCTGCAATGGCGTAAGGTCAACCTTAGCCAGCCCCGAAGCCATTTCCATTTTAAGACCGCGGGCGCTAGTCTCTATATCCTGAAAGAACTGATTAACCTTAACAAGGTTATCAATATCTTCTTGCGGTGGTGCGACACCAAAATCTTTTGATAGCTGGATAAACTGTTTCAGCTTCTCGTTGTTGTTGTCGAACAACGGCAGCATTTTTGACAGGTCATTACCCAGACTTTCGAGAATATTAGTTTTCCCGGCCTGAGTGGGTATTTTCTGTAATGCTTCACTGATTGCCATCAGCTGCTTATCTGGGGATTGCTGAGCCAGCTTCTGAGCTGAAAGCCCCAAAGTATCCAGCGCCTGAGCAGCCTCACCTGATTTATTCAGGACCGCATCGCCGACCTTATCATTAATGTCTTTGAAAATATCGGCTATGTTGTCACCGGTTAAACCGGCTTGTTCAGCAGCATATTGCCAGGATAACAAATCCTGGGTGGACATTTTAAGAGATTTTGCCCAGCGATCAACTTCTGTAACCTGCTGTGCAGTATTTTTAACAATGGCTAGCCCAGCAGCGCCAATACCAACAGCTGCGGTAGCCGCTGCAGCCCCCACAGCAATGATTGAAGAACTTACCTCTTTAGCGTCTTTTTTTACCTGGTCGCGCCACTTCTGAGAAGATCTTTCGGCTTTATCCATGCCCTGAACAAATCCACCTACTTTAGCGATCAGGTCGATTGTTAACGTACCGAGGGACTTGCCAGACATTTAATTTCTCCAGGCAACAAAAAAACCCCGCCGAAGCGAGGTTTTGGTTTGTTTATATATTGGTTAAAATTATTTAACTTTTCCCGTATAGCCCGCATTCACCTGAGCATCAGCGGAGTCTATTTTCCCATGGGAGTAAAAAATAGTATGTGCTTCAGCACCTGTATATCCACCATAGGAGTTTTTAGCATTAATGGTTATCGGAATAAGCCATCCATATCGCATAGCCCCACCTGATTCAGCTAAAATGCCATCCTTAAACCATGCTTTCTCTGGTGTACCAAAAGTATAATGAGCAGAATATGGGTCTTTTAACATCCTTCCCCACCAATCCTTTATCTGCTGCTGATAGTTATCCGGTAACACCCCATAATCAGCCGAGTGCAACTGAACTTGGCTAGGTGGATTTGCGGCGCACGCAGTTAACAATAATGCAAATAACATAATCGCTATTTTCTTCATATCCCTATCCCATTGGTTATTGTTGTACTGATGATATTGATACCTACAGCGATTTAAAAGTTATCAATGCCAACTTTTCATAGCTTCTTCAAGAGATAATGGCGCTTCGTTGATGTGCGGTGCAAAGTCACTAACCTTGAACGGAGGCGTGTTCTTTGCCTTATTGATGTTAGCCAGGACAGAAGCCACCAGCGAAGCCCCCCACTCGGTACGCATCATAACGTTAAGCTGACCATACTTATTACGGTACTTTACCCACACCTGAAACTCACGAAGGCTCATTCGCTCCTGAGCCTCCGCTATGGTCCGCCCACCGATGCCGTTCATGACTAACTCACACCAGAACTCGTCTTCTCCTGTGAGTTCGTAGTCTTTCCCAGATCGTTGACTTCCTGGATGACGGCCAGCAAAGCAATAACGATCGGCCCATCGAGCGCGCCACGATCTGGGGTAGCAGTTCCAAGAATGTCAGCCGCGGTAAACACTGGGGCGCCGTCCTGATCGCAAATATGCGCCGCAATGCGCTCAGCAATCGGGTCCGATTTCCCGTTATACGCCAGCAGTTCAGCTTTAGTGGTGTGGTAGCCCATCGGGCGCACATAGACGGTTGCGATATGCTCTTTCCTGTCACGGCCTTTCCACTTAATTTCTTTTTTCACGGGACGCCCGGTAAAGGCACCGGTTTCTTTTAACGTATCGAGAGTAAGTTGCATTTCAGCTCCTGAATTGAAAAGCCCGGATAACCGGGCATATTAATTACGCTGCGGCCTTCGGCACCCATACGGAAGAGCCAGACCGCTGGATCGTGGCGGAGGTCGTCACAACAGCGTTACCCTGAAAATCAAACGGGAAGTCGGAAACGTAACCCTGGAAAATGAACCAGGTGCGATCCGATGGCAGCACCAGGCCATCAACAGCATCCTCAGCGCCAGGAGCGGCGGCTGTCGGGATACTGGTTCCATCTGACCAGCCAACCGCAAAAGTTAATGGCGTCTGATCATTCGCTTCAGCGAGACCATGCAACATAATGTGGCTGGCGTTCGTCGGATCAGCGTTAAGCCCGACGGTTGCGGCCGCAGGCGTTTTAAGCCCCTTTTTGTAGGTTCTTGAATCCCGCTCACTCAGACAGGTATCTTCAATCTGATCGGCAGGGTTGCCGCCGGGGTTGAAACTGGTGATGCATTCAACCTCGCTGACCACGCCAGACTTGAGCACAAAAAATTGCGTGCCTTGCGTTAATACAGACATGTTTTGTCTCCATAAAAGAAAAACCCGCACAAGGCGGGTCAGTTTGGGGTTGTTGGTTATCTGGGCGTTATCCAGTCAACATCGAAGGAATAGCGGTATCGCATTGTTTCAGGATCACGGCTTTGTTCACCCCATCGGGTGATATAGGCCTTGCCCTCAATCGCGTCGCGTAAAGCACGGGCAACGGCGATCACGTCGGTGTCAGTATCACCATAGACATCAACCTGCAGAGAATAGTGATCTGCATCTGGCCGCTGGTTTAGATAATTTTCAGGGTTGCCACCTATGTTTTGCCAGACTGCATAGGGGTAAACGATATTATCGTTCTGCATACCGAACGGATAAAGCCGCACGGGATTAGAGCCTAACAAATCCCTGACTGCCTGGCTGGCTGCGCAAACTGCAAATATTGGAGCAATCATACCGGCGTTCCTTTTTTAGCCGCCCGTCGCACAGCGCGATCAATGGACTTTTCCAGCTCCGCTGCGAAAATATTAATTACGTCGGTATCAACACCATTGATCGCCGGTCGCAAAACAGGCTTTGCTGCTGCGTGCTCTGTGCCGAACTCCAGGAATCGCCAGTACCAGGTATCCCCGCCGGGATTACCTTTATCTCCGGCAGTGTTAAAGCTTTTACCCACCCTGCCTTTTCGGACGTTGGCCTTTGTATTGGCGTATTGCCTGGCGCCGCCCATCACCCCGACACGAAACGTTGGATCGCCGGTTCTGCGAAATGCCTTGCTGCTGAAACTGACCACAATGTTTTTGTAGATAGCCTCTTTGGTGAGAGGGTCATCAACCCGCGCGGCATTATTGCGCGCTCTGTCCCTGATCACGTTTGCCGCTTTACGCAGCGCTGCACGACCGGATTTATCGCGAGTGACCTGTGAGACGGCATCCAGTTTCCCCAGGACGGAATCGAGCCCAGTCAGGTTTACTTCTACGCCATCAGCCATCGTTAGCCCCCTCTGAACATGGCAGTGTCAGGTATTCCCTGCCGCTCCGGGGGTCAGGTAAAACGCCCTCAATGTTGTAGATGCGGCCACGAAACAGGATCCGATGTTTGCGGGTAACACCCTCACGGTAACGAATCGTTATCCGGGTGGTAACTTCGCCCTGAGAGGCCTGGGCGGCGATAAACTCACGTGCGGATAAAGCAGCGACTTCGGCCCAAAGGGTTGCGACATCGCGCCAGGTATTAATCACGGCTCCCGTTGTCGGGTTCTGTTCTTTTACCGGCTCCTGCAGGGTTATCCTGTGACGCAATTTCCCGGCCTGCATATCACCCCCTCGTTCTTTGACTCAGGTACACAGGGCGATCATCACCCAGTGAAGTGATATCAATATCGTCATCTGCAGCCAGCGACTGGATAATTACATCGGACAGGGCGACGTTAGATTCAGCCAGGCGGTTTATCGCTTCCGTCTGCTCTCTCTGTGCTGCTGTTTGTTCTCTCAGCGCTGCTATCAGCGCGTTTACCAGTTGCTCGTTCATAGGCTATTTTCGTCCACTTTTTTAACCATTCACGCCGTTTAGCACATCCAGAGCAGCCCATTAATTCCACCTCCGGTGCCGAATCAGAAGCGCTTCAACACCCAGCGGAACTTCCGAAAGGTTCTGCGCTACCGCTTCGCGGTTCGCATACCAGTGTCCAATCAGCAAAAGCATTGCCGCCCAGATGCCGGAAGTAAAAATAATCTCACGGGGCTGAGTTTCCCCTTCCACTGGCGGCGTTAATGTTTCGACCAGCGCCCCGTCGCAGAACCGCTCAACATAATCGACGGAGGCCGACGCATAGGCAGAAATAAGCGTATCTTCGTCGTCACCATCAACCTTCAGATGCGCCTTTATCTGCGCCAGCTGTTCCTCGCTTATTTCCACCTTTACCCCCTGGTTTGGCTTTAGCAGGCTCCGCAGAACCAGAGTCTGTTGCCTTTTCCGGCTCAACCGCCTCGGCCAGATGCAGTTTCACCAGTACTTCGCCGATTCCTTTATGCACCTCGCGGATTTCCCCCTGAGATACCGTACCCAGGTGATAATGCGAGAACATACGGAGAGCTTTAATTTTCATCGCATTTACGCGGCCATTGCTGGCCGCGCCCTTTTTGTTATGCACCAGTGCTGACAGCAATATCACCCGTCACAATCGCTGCCGGGCGATAGTGGGCCAGCGCCAGGCGCTCTTCGCAAAGGATGGTCAGCATGTTTTTAACGAAGTTATCGCGGTCCTGGTTGCTGATCTCGATGGTGGCATCCATGCGATCCCAAACCTGCGACGCCAGGCCAAACGCGCCAACGGTGAATTTGCCTGCCGTCTGCGCCGTGGTCGACACCACCGGAAGCCCCCAAAGCACTTTCGAGGCAAACGCCTGCGGGCCACCGAGAATGTAATTGCCGTTAGCGTCCTTCAGCAGGGCAATACGGTGCCAGTCCGCCGGGTTCAGAATGATGCCGTCTGCTTCGAACTCACTCAGCGATACCTGATAGATGGCGTGTGCCAGAACATCAGCGCCAGTATCTCCGGTTGCGTTGAGTGTGGTTTCGTAGTCGTTCGCTACTACGTTGAGCCCCTGCAGGTTATCGCCGGTACCGTCCCCGTTCAGCATCTGGTTCTCTTCCACCAGTGCCAGTCCGTACATCATGCGGGAATTGATGTAAGACTCGAGCGCCGGGGCATCATCCATGATCTGGCGCGATGCCTGGATCCAGTGGGCGATAGTTTTCACGTTCGCCGTTTCTTTGGTGAAGGTGATATTACTTTCCGGCTTGAGGGTACCTTCTGCCACTGGTGCTGCAGCGTTGGTAAACACGTTTTCGCGCACGTATTCCAGCGCGTTACTGGTGATACGCCCCTGTGCCAGCAAGTCACGCACAGTCAGACGGCGAAGGCCCGGCATAAGAATACCCGGCAGCTGCTGCGGCTGGACCAGGGCGCCTGCCGACGCTGCGCCGGAACCAATCGCTTTATCAAAGCTGGTGACTTTCGCTTTGGTACGCGAGCCGTCCCAGCCCTTCATCAGATCTTCAGATACGCGCTGAGCAAATGACTTCTGCGCAGTCTGATCAGGAGAGTTCCCGGCCAGTTTCTGCTCAAGATCGAACAGGCGGGCACCGGTGGCTTTCAGTTCTTCCTGTGCTTTCGTCAGATCGGTCTGCATCTGCTTGTTGATTTCACCGGTCTGGTTGATGGATTTACGCTGTTCTTCGATAAGCTCCTTTACTTCTTTTTGGGAGTTTTCGATAGCTTTTTCCAGTACAGATAATTCAGACATGTGTTACTCCGTTAAGGTGTCCGCAGGTTAGCGGCAAATGAGTTAATGCGCTGTGCCAGCGCGTCAATGTCGTCGCTACCGAACTCGCTTCGGCCTGCAGACTTAACACGGGCGATAAATGCCTGTGCTTCAGAACGCGAAAGCCCGACTGAATCCCTCAGCCAGGCCTCCGCATCGCGAATAGATTTGATACTGTCGATGCTCTTCATAGCCGTTACGCCAGCGAGCTCGTTGGCCGGGAAAGTACAGACGCTAATTTCCCGCAGGTAAGAGATGTTTTTGAAGATGAGCCCTGACGTGCCAACGGTGTAATCATCAGGCCCAACGGAAAACCCCACTGACATCCCTTCAACCGTGCCATGCTGCATGGCAGCTTTCAGGTCTTCGGCCAGGCTAAGCCCTGGAGTAAGTTGACCACGGACAAATAGCCCCTTGTCATCTTCATGCATTGCATCCCATTTACCGACCGGGATAGCACGTGTCTGGTGGTTAAAGAACATGGCCACCTTGCGACTCTGGTTAGCAATCACACCAGCGAAAGCACCTGGCAAAATAATGTCGCCATCGGCGTCGGTGTTATTAAAAACCGAGGCATACCCTTCAAATGTTCCCTTACTGCCGTCGCCGATGAACTTGATTTCTGTCTGGTCGAAAGCCAGCGTCTTCTGAATGTCAGGCATCATAGCCCCCATAAAAATTAAGCCCCGGCATTGCGGGGCTCTTTGTTTGTTCCGAGATCGGTAATGGGCACGTTCTGCGACTGCCGTGTCGCCACATCACCTCCGGGCAGCGGCGGCAGGTTATCGAGCCTTCGAACCTCGTTAACGGTCCGAATCCCGGTATTGACCATGATTTGCATAAATGATGCCCGGCTTGTTGAATCACCGCGCAACAGCCCGTCGAGGTTATGCTCGGCGTGAATGATGCCCTGTTCTGACTCTTTGACCAGCCAGCGCTCAATGCTGTACTCCCACCGATCAAGGTAGGGTTTGAGGGTATACTGGAGAAAGCCTAGGTTTTGCTGTTCAATCCCCGATCCCCAGGAGGTGGTTTTGTCCACATCGCCGACCAGATGTGGAGGCACGCCGTAAAATCGCGCCAGTTCGGCGACCTGAAATTTACGCGCAGACAGAATTTCTGAATCCTGAGGCGAAACGCCGATAGGTTGCGTGGTGAAGCCGCTCTCAAGGATCCAAAGCCGCTTTTTGACCGGGCCACCAGCAATCTCCTTAAAGTTTTCCTCCAACTGCCCGCGCTGCTCTTTCGTCAGCACCTTGCCGTCAGTCATCAGGATCTGCGGAGACTTCGCACCATTGGCGAAAAATTCACGCTGGTTATCTTCCATCGCTATGGCCACACCAGCAGACTTCGCACTGAACGCCAACGGCGAAAGACCAGTCAGCCCATTGAAGCCAAACCCTTTGAGATGAAAAATTTCTTTCTGTGAAAAGTCGGCGTATTCAGTGTCCCGTCGGTAGCGATAGATAATATTTTTACCGTTATCGCTGAGCCGAACTTCCATATTGGCGCTCATCAGTGGAACCATGCTAATCACGTCACCAACACTGTTTCGCTCAACATGTGCATAGGCGTTGCCGTAGGCACATAGTTGCATAGTCATTGCTTCGCGAAACTCAAGAGCGGTCATGAAGTTGTTGGGACGGAATCTCAGCAGCTTCGCCAGGGGGTGACTGTTGTCCACTTTCGTGCGCTGATCATTTTTGGTCTGATAAACATCGAGTGGTAAAGATGCTGTTACGGTGGAGATTAACCTGATGCAGGCCCATACCGTACTGATTTGCATATTACGCTCATCAGTCACAACAGAATCACCAACCACACCGTGCGCTGACGTACCCGCCATTTGCGAGCCCTTATCGGGTGTCACCAGGCGGCCGCCGGTCAGGATAGAGGCCATGCGCGCCCAGAATGGCGATCGCGTCCGCAGGTCAATGCTGTAATCGGTATCTGCCATTTTTACACGCTCAAAAAGTTGTAAATGAAATCATTAACGTCACCCTGCTCCTCTACCTCGTCACTAGTCTGCGCGCCAATAGACATCGCCAGCGCTACCATGCCGTCGATACGTCCGCTCGACTTACCTTTCACAAACTTGCGGTTACCGGCAGGGTCAGTGATTACCGTGGCGTTTTTGGCGCACATTTCGAGGATCGGATGATTGCCGTGCTTCAGCTGCGCACCGAGCAGTTTGGCTTCCAGCTCCCTGAGAGCAGGCGACATGGAAACAAACCCCTGACCGAACTCTACGAATCGTTCGAGCTCCACATCTGTGAAACCAGCATCGATGAGATGCGGGCGAAGGAAGCGCATGTTATAGCGGTCAAACGCCAGCGCCCTGACGTTACAGAGATCAAAAACGCGCCGCAGCTCCCTCGCGATAAATCCATACTCGATAGCCTTACCAGGTGTCGTGTTTAGCCAGCCCTGCTTCGCCCATATGTCATAAGGCACACGATCGTTACGCGCCTTATCTGCCAGCCCTTCCTCCGGTAGCCAGAATTTACAGTGCACATCGCCCTGCGTGGTGTTCAGCACCAGTGCGGTCAGGTCTGACACGCTGGAAAGATCGAGCCCGCCCCATACGGTAGCCCCCGCAAGTTCGCCGGGTTCCTCCTTGTTCATATGCCATACACTCTGGCTAACGAACGGGCTTTTCGCTTCAACCCTGCGGTTTAAAACAAGGTTCTCAAACTCTGCCTGGCGAGACGGCAGGCGTTTCGCACTGGCGGCCATATCCAGCACTTCTTTCTGGTTCATGAACACATCGAAGGCCGGGTTTGCCAGCCTGATTGCCTCGACAGAGAAAGGATCGATATCTTCCGGCGCGGTCTGAAGCCGGACCACCGTCCGGGGATCGGCTCCGGTCAGGCCATCATCAATCAGCAGGCTAAGCAGGTCGCTCGCATCGGGCGCCTGGGTGCTGATGATTATCGAAATAGGGTTATCCTGTGCAGCGGTGGCGGTTTCCAGCGCTTCATAAAGCGGATCTCGCGGACCACGCACCTGGCCCAGTTCGTCGTGTGCGACAAATCGCGGCGAGAAACCGTAGGCCGTGGTAGCTTCGGCACTCAGTGCGCGGTAATAAGAACCCAGCTCAGGGCAGTGGATTTCTTTAGCTGAATCCTTGATCGCAACGTACTGCATTAGTACCGGGTTCATCCGGCACATCTTCGAGGCCAGGTTAAACAGAATGGCCGCCTGGTCGCGTGAGCGTGCCGCAGAATACAGCTGCGAGTTCGGTGCAGCCTCGGGCCCTATCAGGTAGAGCAGCATCAGCATGGCGGTTTCCACCGTTTTGGCGTTTTTTCGCCCGCGACTGATGATTGCGCGACGTGTACCATGCTTGTTGTCGAAAATGGCTCTGAAGTCATCCTTCATGAACTCAGCCATTTTCAGCGGCTGGCCGACAAACTTACCTTCGGGAATATAAATATTTCTTTCGCACCAGAGGATATTCCTCTCGGCTCTTGTCAGAGTTTTTTTAGCCATCGAAGAGCCTTATTCAATTTCCCAGGGTTTTTTCTCCCGCGGCAGATTTTTGTTGGCGCGTCCTACTGTTTTAGGATCAGCAGTCGCCTGCCGGGTGATACGCAGTCGCGTTGCCAGTGAAGACGCAGACCGTACTTCACGTTCGCGCATCGTGAGCAATTTATCGTAGCGCTTCAGCCCATCATCCCGAGCCAGCCACTCCAGCTCAAACTCCTCGATCTGAGTGGTTAACAGTCTCGCCTGCACCACATGCCGACAGTACATTTCCATCATGTCGCGATGTGTTTCAGTAAATGAGCTGGCCGGGTTATCGTTAACCAGTCTGATCCAAACGTTTATCTCTGGATCGCTAAGGTGAAACGAGGGCTGCAGCCTGCTTTCAGCCAGAGCCGGAAGCGACACAGCCGTCGTCGCGGCAAGAGATTTTCTGCCTCGCTGTGCCATCGCTTTTTTCCTTTTTTTCTGGACGTTTTTGAAAAGAAAACTGGGGGCGCGGTCTTTTTACGATTGCGGCCAGAGTTTTACCCCTCCCCCCATCCTGTCGGGCTGATAATGAGAAAAGCTATCATTTCTCGATGATCCGCAGGTTTTCACGGGGAGGACTGGGTAACACCAGGCGCTCACCGACACCGACAGACATTGTCAGGATGATCGTTGGTAGCGTCTCTTTTGCTGTATGACTGAAGGATATGGCGGATGCAGAAAGAAAGCTCATACCATCAATGCTCAGCTCCACCAGCTTGCCATCCTGGTATTCAATCTTCAGGTCTTGCATTGCGTGCTCCTGTTACCAGATAACCCTGCCTTCATTGTCGAACTCGGTAACCGTTCCGCCCTTCTCCATGCGTTGTTTAACCGAGTCGTGGCAGCGCTTGCATAGCGACTGAAGATTGTTCGGGTCGTGGAAGAGGGTTTCATCGCCCTTGTGAGGTTTGATGTGATCAACAACGGTTGCGGATATCACCTGATTTCGCCTGAGGTGAAACTCGCAGAGTGGTTGCTTCTGAAGCTGGTGATAACGCAGCCGGTACCACCGTTTAGTGTTATAGAGATGATGCCAGGGTGAACTTGACGCCATATTCACTCCAATAAAAAAGCCACCGTTTAAAAGGTGGCTTTCATAAATTACAAAGGGATTCTATAGAAGGTTTTTCTTTGCCATTCTTAGCTTATGTTCGAGATTTCTTATTGTTATCCCTAGCTCATTAACTTTCTGCTTGGTATATCGTTCTGAATATATCCAGTAGTCTGATTTCTTCTCACATATGTCTGACAACTCAGGAGAAATATCTTGAAACAAGAGACCGACACGCCTCCACTCCTTTGCAAGTTCAAGTTCCCTTTGAGCGTCTTTAACACCTTGGTGTGCGAAATCCCTCAGGTAGGCCCGATTATCTATCAATAAATTTGATAGCGCTTCCAACTTGGATAATGTTAGCTCTCGATTCTGTTTGGACCATGACAAATAGCATTCCCATAATCCAGTAATAGTAGCGCTTATATATTCGCCCATATTTAACGACCTGATTGTGTGCAAGTAGTTAAACATATCACAAACAACCAGTATTTGCATACTGCAGTGCCTTAACTTACCTTTCCTACGTTTTATTGACACACTGCAAAGATTCTCTATTGATTACTTTAGTTATCGAACTTGGCTGCTGTATCGACAAAATCATTGAGCCAAAGAACGAACTAAAAATACTACTATTTAGGGTTTCTTGATGCTTGCGTAGCTAAAAGCGCATACGCTGTCATGAAAATCATAGATATTAAATCAAAAGTCATCAGCATTCCATATAATAATAAAAAGATACTCAACACATGTGTAATAAACCCAACCTGGAATAGTTTCAGAAAAAACTCACCCATCAGGACAACAGCATATACCATTAGAGGATAAGCCATATCGACAACCATTAACGATGCGCCAAATGTTTTATTTTTACCGTTATGTTTGATAAGATTTATTTTCTCAATGAATTGATTCGGAAGGGCAAAAACAACAACAAACACACCAATGCCAAAACCTAATATGCTCGGAAATATGGATAAAGCAACAAGGGTTGCGTCGAGACCTGCAGTGTTTGAGTTGGGATTGTAAAGCCCATCTCTGAAAAATGTCACAATCAACAAACTTAAAACAAAAGTAAATAAAACACCAGAAAGTACCCTCCGCACCCAATTTTTGAAATTTGCAATTCGCTTCCTTTCTGATAAAACTCCAGAATTAGCATAAAAGTTGGCAATGATAAAAATTGCACCAACATATGGAATAGACTTAATTATTTTAAGTATATTCTCATGATTAATGTCCCATCCACCAACTTTCATCATACTATCCTTTTCTAATTTTCTTTAGCAATCCACTTCCTGTTCTGGACTCATTATTAGCTGCATTAATTGTGTTTTTCACATCATAATAATAGTCTAAAATTGATGCCCTTTTTTTCATAGACTCAGACACACGTTTTCTTACAGGATAATCGGCCATTTTGAAAACTTTTTTCTTATTGCTTTTGTCTTTATAAGATATTTCAGTATTCCCAAACTTGCATGATAAACCTGCATAAACCAACGCGATTGTACTAACGTCAGTCATTATTGAGTCTTTGTCTGATGACTCTTTATGCTCCAGCTTATCAATCCCTTTATCTTTCATTTCAGCCTCAACCCCCTCTAGCAATTCTTCTAGTCCTTCAATAAAATCATTAGAGTTAGAGAAAGTTATTTCTGTTTTAAAGGAATAATATCCTTTAGACTCTTTTATAACATTATCTAGACTAGCAGAAGATGTTAATTCATCAACACTCATGCGAAAGGATGGATATAATTTCCTGCGCGCATCTTTAAACACCTCATTAAGCACCTTATATAAAACACTTGCGCTAGGTAATGAAGGGCTATCTTCGATAGCAAGGATATGCAATACAGGATCAAATACAAACCTATACTCATAAATCTTACTAGACTCGCCAAAACCAGCTGCATAAGTCTGAACTCTGCTAATAGTTTTTCTAACAACATCTACCTTGTCAAACTTTAAAAAACGACCATAAACCATGTCCTCTCTAGCATTTATTTCATACGGAGCAAAAAAGAAATCATTCCTCAATGGAACAGCGATATTTCTTAAATCACCTTCCGATGACAAAACTTTGCGAAGTTTGTCTCCCAGATGCTGGAATAATTTAATATAACCCTCTTTACCAATATGTTTTTTACTATTGGTTAGAGGTAGCATCTGTATATTATAATATTTGTAAGTAGCCATAAATATCCATTGCTATGTGAGTGTAAACACACATCATAATTCAATGGATTTTGTAACACTTAGCAACGCAATGGATAATTGGGACTTGCGTCACATTTTTAGTTGGTTACAGTTTCTTTTAACTGTTCTGTTGTGGGTTAGAATGTCGCGCTTGGTCTGCCTATCCAGCACGTCGATATCGTGGTCGGTCAGGTAGATAATGCGAACCCAGCTGCAGGCCGTATCAACGACTACCGGGGCGGGTAAACTTTTCGCGCAGCTCCCGATCAACATCGTCATCAGGCATATGGCTAACAGTCTGCTGTACATTACTGGCCCCTTTCACAACTTCCGCCTTACGTTCTGCCGCGGCGATGGTGGCGGCGGCGTTTTCTTCGGTACGTTGCTGATCGGCTTTGGCTTCCGCCTTATTGGTCCCGCGAGCGTGACCAATGCCGAATGCACCAGCGATAGTGCCCAGGATTACGACCACCAGCCCAGCAATAATTTCTAAGCTCATCGTTCATCCCTTACTGATTGCGGAACCTTGCCAACCATCTGGCTATGCGAACCTACCTCGGAAATCCCAATACCGCTGATACCGATGTATTCCTGTCCGGTCTGCTTATCCTGAATGAGATAAACACCCCGCCAATTTCCATATGCAAGCCCATCGCGGAACTCAGACATTTTTGTCACGCTAATCCGGTCTGCATCTGCAGAAAGTTGGGATGATACAGCCATAGTCGATTTGGCAGGTTCAGGGCTGGCATCACACGCAGAAAGAAGAAGCGCAAAAGCGACCACACATATTTTCAGTTGCATGTCACACCACCAGTACCGATTTTGCTTTCAGGAAGCGAGCGCGCCGGTTATTAATCCCGTTTTGTCCGCCGTTTATAATCTTCGTGACCCGGACAAGATCACCCGGATATTTCAAGCAACCTTTTGAGACATAGAACCATGCTGCACTACGGGCTGCGTAGGAGGACTGCTCCAGTAATTCTGGCTGTGCCACCAGATCAACCTTCAGCCCGTTGCCGCAGTCCCTGTAATTAGAAAGTCCGGTTATTTGAATAAGTCCGCGCCCTCTATAAACCCATCCATCAGTTGCCCTGCTGTTACCCAACCGCTTGCTATAGACAATGTTGGCGATAGCCCGCTGGCGCTCCAGAGGTAACACAGTTTCCGACTGGCTGCGCCCGAGGGAATTGGCCTGATCCTGCGTTAACCTGCCGTAACGAACAAAATCAGCAAGCCCGGCGATGCTGTAGTTGAAATTCTCCACTACCCTGTTAAACCCGAGGCTTTCATGGCCGCACTGAGCAATGAACATTGCCTGGTCGATAGCGGAAGTGATGCCAAACTCTTTCATCGCGGCTGTAAAGTGCGGAAACCAGCGCGCAGCTAACCCGGCGCTGATACCAGCCGCCTTCTGGAATTGTGTTTGATTCATTAGTGCCTCAGTGCATCAACCAGACGCGCTATATTCCCCCTGAACCAGAGAACCGCGCCGCAGATAAGAATGTTTGCCAGTACCACCAGCCAGTGGGATGACTCGTACAAGCCAAACAGGAAACGGAAAGGGATGCTGGCATAAACCAGCACAGTGAAGTAAGCCATCAGCGATATCATGGGGCGGTGTCTTGACCCGTCGCGCCGGTAGAACATCAACGCACCAACAATTACAGCGCATATCACCGCATTGACGATTGCGCTCGGATCACTTGTTACCATTGCTTGTCCCTCCTCCACGTAAGCGAGAGAGAATCCCAAACAGGCTACCCAGATCCTGACTGTTAACGAACGTCAGCAATTTAATGGCTATTGCTGCAACGATTACAGCACCGAGAGCATCAAGCGGCCTGTCACTGTACCCCGTCCACTTTGAGAAGTAAGACCCCAGCAGAGGAGCACCAATCACACCGAAGATGAATGAAGTTATGAAGTAGCCCACCAGCTTTAGGCGGCTGATATTTACCGCCGTCGCGACATAGAACACTGCCCCAGCGAACGCACCAAATACCACGCCATAATCAATGCCAGTTGCAAGGCCGAACATACTGGCCCCCATCAGCCCGCCAGCAGCTACCGTTGTGCCAGAAACAGGATCGGACATTTAGCCCCCTCTTTTTGCTGTGAGTCCTCTCAATCGAGGGGAAAGATAAATTCTATTTACTTGAATACCGTATGTACTTCTAAGGGTATACTTAGGATCTTTACGTTCGATTTAACACTGGAGCAAGAAATGACCAGTTCAGAACTTTTGGAATTGATCAAAAAAGATGTAAGTGATGTAAAGCAACAAGGTTCAGAAACCATCCCGGTCGATAATTTACTTCACTATCTTTCAGAAATAGATGTGACAGAGCAGCCAGAGGCTAATGCTTTAACTCTCGAAGGGATTAAACATCAAAACTCCACCCAATTGGAAATAATGAAAATTGAAAATAGCTTTCAAATAGAGTCTTTCAAAGCTGCTATCAGTATTGGTGCGAATGCTTGCAGAACATTTTGAACCGCCCCGGGTTTCCTGGAGAGTGTTTTATCTGTGAACTCAGGCTGCCAGATCATCGTTTCCGATGGAAGC